TGCATTAGGTAATGCTGAAAAACCTAAAAAGAAAAAGAGAAAAAAGTAACCGGAAGGTGATAATTTGAGTGAGTTATATAAGCGGAGTCTATACCGAAATAAAGATTATGACTTTATATTCGGTTCCGATATAGTAGAGTACGATATTCGCTCAGCTGGTTTAAGTCTAATCAAGTATTATGATTTACTGCCACAGAAAATAATTGACCGTCTCGAAGGTATGGAGAAATTAGCTCGTAATAAGCAAATTGGTATATACCAACGGGACGATCAAGTATTCAAAGAAAGGCTCATGGAGAGCTTTGTCAATATTCGGAAACTATTCTTTGAAACCAATGACATCCAAGATAATGAGATATTAGCCATCAAGAAAGATGCCATCTTCACAATAGACCGCCATATGAGTCAACGTGTATTTGGACCTGTCGAGTTTGTGAGAAAGAATAGCTATACGTCATATTTATATCTCAATAACCACGAGATGTATATAAACTCAATGCTACGCAAAATAGATATAAAAGGATTAAATGATTATGAAGAGCATCGTGCGTACATGCTCGACTTCTTAATTAATTTCTGTGCCGTTAATGAAGGAGCACCATCTAAGAAGTTACCAATATCCAACCTGCTATCGTTTATAGATAAGTATAGACATAATGAATTACCCGCTGGGTACTATAGACGATTATCTCAAGACAATAACTTTATCATATTCGATGAGATAAATGATGAATGGGTAGAAGTGAATGACATCGATACATCAAGATACGATGTTGATATCACATATAACTATATAAATTACCTAGTTCCATTAGCAGGAATCTATTTATAATAGGGGGGCGGAGGATGCCACTATTACAAACTGTCCGCGTAACTGATGAATTGATAAAGACTGTCAAGTCGTTCGTCAGTATACGCAAAATCGAACCATTGAGTGACGTCTGTTCAGTACAACTAGTATTTAGAAAACATGACTTAGACGCAAAGATGATGCGTGATATCAGTAAACTATTTAGTGAATTCATAGAATATCTTGAATTTCTAATCGAACAGAATTGTTCAGGTATAGACGCTACTGATAAACGAACCAGAAAACAGGTCATCCAAGTTGTATATAGTCGATTACGTGAAATGAATCACTGTAGAACAATAAAAGACCTGTTTATCAAATTCATTACTGTAGAATTACAGTAGAAAAGAACCATATAGCCCAGTTAGGCTATATGGTTCTTCTTTTTCTTTTTTTTATTCGCTTGGTGTGAAGTTATGATTACGCATGTAATCGACGATTTTATAGGTCGTTCTTCGTGTGATATATTGATTGATATACGCTCTTGTCATACCTGCCATATTAGCAGATAGGTAGAACTGAGTGGATAGTCCAACCAATACATTTTGTACAATTTCTTTTTGAAATTCTTCGAAGTTAGTTATGACTTGTAAATCTTGTGTCATCATAGGGGCTTCAACAACCGATATGAATTCGATATCTACAAGCATATTCATCTCATCGATAATATTAGTAATTGTTTTCTGTTGAATGGGAATTGGTGGATTCATTTGGCGTTCTAATGTTTCACGTCGTATACTCCAATCCTTATATATAATTCGGCATCCGAGTATAATGATAATGAGCATCATTATAAGAATGCTAATATACTGAATATTCTCCCATGTGATAATACCAACTTCCATGATGTCCTCCTAATAGTAATTAACGATATGACCAATTGACCATATTTTTTTCTAAGTCAAAGATATTCGAATCATGACTTTTAAACTTCTTACTTAAATCAATATATTCATTGATTTTAGCTTTATATTTATCTAATCCATCAGGATATGATTTTAAGAATGCGTTTACATCTCCAATCCCTTGGTTTAGATTAATGAATAATTCACCACTATCGACCAATTGATGGACTGTCTTAGATAGCATAACAACTTGAACGTGTTCTTTATAATGCTCATCAAGTACAATCTTAGCAATTTTGAATGTGTTAACTGACTCGCCATTGTTCAATAGATGATCAGTCACAATGGCACAATAATCAAATAATGTCAACATAGGACCATGATGCATTTCAATCGTCGCATCAAAACGTGTGATGTTACCTAATACTTGACAATGTTCCATTTTGAGTTCTCGTATAGCATCAACAAAGTTACCATAGTCTGGATGTTTACGAATTGCTCGTTCACACCCTTTAATAAAACCTACGTAATTTTCTAGGTTCATGAAGTAGTATTTATCTTTGTTGAAGGATATATCAAATTCAGCAGCTGGAGAAGCTACTGTTTTATTCGGATCGTGTAAGTAATTTACATTTCCCATAGTATATCTCCTTTCATTGTGTATTTGATTAGATTAATACATTGTGCTGAGCCCTTAGTATATAATAGTCTGGTTTACAAGCAACTATATACATTTCGTGATTCAAAAAGGAGTAAACTATGAACACTAATAAAGAAGAACGAATTATCATAGATGAGAATACGAATTTTATCTCCTTGAGCATGATTCAAGGCAAGATTCCATTACGAAGTATTCTCCAATTTAAAGACCGTTGGAACTGGAACTTACTATCCAGATACCAACCATTCAATATTATTGAAATGGCATATATTGACGATTGTGTAAACTTCAAAGAGTTATTTAAAGAACATCCATTTGATATTATGATAGCTCGTAAATATGCCGATTACTTAGATTGGTATCATATCTCTGAAAATTGTGATATGGATGTAGATGATATGATTCAGTTTAAAGAATATATCAATTGGGATTATGCACGTCCCAGTCAAAATGTATTTAGACATGGGACAACTGGACAAATTCGTTCATTGGCAGATAAGTTAGATTGGCATTACTTTGAGGATAACACTCTTAAATATGACATGTATTTCTTGAACGAATTTAAAGAAGAAATTCCTTGGTGGAACGTGGCTTATGTGAAACGATGGAATCGTCAGTTCGTATATCGTTTCGCCGATGTATTACCATGGCGTCTCATTACAATAGCCCATCCAGAGTTAATGACAGAAGATGCATTTGTTGCTGGGGCTAGATGGTTACTTATTGATACTGATGGTCCTAATGGTGAAGCTAATGGTATTTATAAATTGATCAATAATTATAATGATGAAGTGGTTATCAATTGTATGGAATATATTGATGGTTTCACACATTTGGGTATTAAAGCATTTGCTGGATTACCATACGTAACCCAATTACTCGCTAGAGTTAGTATGAATGACGATGGTTATCTCATTGAGCGTGTAGTACAAACACTAGATGATATTTTAGTGAATAACTATCGTTTAGATGAATCATTTTTACAAGTCATCGAAGAGGTTATTAAAATTGCATTGCATGTAGACGAATTACATGAGGGAATGGAACTATTTTCTATTGAAACATCTCTCCTCAGATATGCCTACAACCTATCTCCGAATAAGAAAATCGTAGATTTCATCAAACGAGTGACTGGTAAGAACATCTATGCAGACCCTACTAAATGTATTAGTATAGATGAGTATGTTGGATTTGCTCAACGCTATCCAGACTTAGCATTCAGTGAAGGGTATCCTAATAATATTGATACATTTGTTGATATTATCGCTGAATATGGTACAGCTGAAGCTAAACAGCGATTAATTGATGTAATCAACACCCATGAATTATTTGAAGGGATTCCTGATAAAGATAAAGCTGATGCGATTGATAAATTAGAAGGTGTCTATAAAGAACCAGTTGATAAGCACCAACCGATTATACCAGAACCACCAAAGGAAGAAGGTGAAGTAGATGAATCTGACCATAACGAGCAATAATCGCGAATATATTCCATTAACAGCTGATGGTAAATATGCTATCGTGTTAGGAACCTTATTCGCATTTGATGTAGATCCCAGTCTAATTGAAGCTATGAAACAAACCAATGCATCATCACTCTGTATCTTTCCTATGGATATTAGTGATGGATATGAGCGATATAAAGAAGGTATTACAAATATCTTTAAATATATCATTTATGAAAATCAGAACTTCATTGGTAACACGGTGGTGATAGCTCACAATGCTGAGTTACAGAAGATTACTTCCGAAGTCATTAGTTCTGTAGCTCGAAAAATCTCATCCTCTCATAAGGTGTATCCAACAGAAGATGTGATGATGGCTCAACCAGTAACTGCCTTTAAAGGTTCTACTGGTGATGCTGCTACAAAGATTACTGCATTTGCACGTTGTTCGCAAGCGACGAGTACTCGTCAAGATGGTGATAGTGAGAAGATATATTACTATAAAATTGAGGATACTGACATTTCTTTTGAATTTCGAAAAAACTATATGCTCGGTAATATGTCAACCGGTGTGAATATTGGAACCTTCTCCTATCACTGTAAACGAGAATGGTTAGAACGATTTGTTCTTAAGCCTAAACACACATCATCTAATGATTAAGGAGGGATAGGATTGACTACACAAACTATTTATCCAAAGAATTCATTTTTAATACGATTGGATTCAGAGGTCGATGTTGAACCAATCTATCGAAGTGAATTTTCCGTTGCTATTCGAACCGATAAACGGATATTGTATGTAGCTGATAGTGTCGATGACTATATTGTGGAACGAACAGCGGAAAATCTTAGACTGTTTGGTGAAGAGGTCGTTCGGTTAGATACTACATGTAATCGAAAAGATATCTTTACCCTAACACGTTATATTGGATATCCATTTAGTGACCAACTGGCTGATACCACATCTATTGTTAAAGCTGAACCCATCAAGCTCACATTTTTTATCATAGGGTTATCACGATCGCAAGACTTGATTACTAAATTATCAGCGTTTGACTCCTATGAAAAATTTGTGAATTCATTGGTGAATAATATAGCTAAAAACATCGATATCGATTACCAGAATGAATACTTAGAATGGTATAATAGCAAATATGATTTCGCATCATTGTATGAGTTTATGACATATTTTAATATGAAAGGCTCTATCAATGATGGTATTGTAGATATGCAGATCGCGTTACAATCTACCATTAAAAACGAATCAATGTTACCAACTAAGGAATGTTGTCTGATTGTCCGATGGGACGAATTGAATTGAAAATATATATCATTACCATGTATCAGTAAGTAACTGGAGGTTTAATATGTCAAATGCAACATTTTCTCTGAGTCGATACTTAGAGAAGAATCAGGACACTGAACATCCTGAACTCACTGAGGATTGTTTCGTAACAGATGATGAATTAGTCGACTTCATCGAATCTAACGGAATAATCAATGACGTTCATTATTCGATTAAGAAAAAGAAATCCACTAAACGCAAATCAGAGGACGATATGCTAACCGTTGAATTTCTATAAGAATTAATCGATGATTGAACGTATATGTAACACTATGCTTACATAAGCTAGTTGATCAACTATTTTATTGAAGGAGGACATAAACAATGTCAAAATTCAGCGAAGTCCTTAAGGCTTTGGAAGGCAAGACCAAAGGTACTAAGGACAAAAAGGGTAGCACAACTTTCTCCAAGAAAGATTTTGCTGATTTAACAGCTTCTTTCTTGAATGAAGATGACTATGTTGCCAAAGGTATCAAAACCGTAAATGGTCAATACACTGAAATCGAAACTAATCCAGTTAAAGATTTCCGTGAAGCATTTATCAAAGATGTGCTTGTAAAACATGGTATTGATAAACAAGAAGCCGAAGCAGCGGCTAGAACTTACCAATACAGTCCTAAACAAGCAGAAACATTGTATCCGGTAATCACTGAATTGATTTACCAATACATTGGTGCAGGTCGCACATTCAACTTCCAAAATAAAGCAGATTTCACTGCTGCTATTAAAATGCGTGATGTTGACGCTCACGATTCTACATTTAAAAATCGTGAAACTGGTGTAGAAACTGTTACAGCTATCGCACCTCATCGCGTATTAATCAAAAAGTCTTCTGCTCCAGCTTGGAAGAAAACTAAGAAAAAATAATCATTTTACACTTATGAGAGTATACGGATAGTCCGTATACTCTCATCTTATTCTTTTACTTGGAGGAAATAAAAAATGAATTTCACATTTAGACAAAACAACGCAACTAAAATTTTTAATGATGCAAGAATTGTGGGTATCGAGTTTGACTATTTCCCAAACTCAATCGTGTATTTTATAGATTACACAGAATCCTCATTTATTAGAGCAACTTCTCGACTAACGGTTAGTGTTCCACCTAATCCTAAGTTCGATGAAAAGATCATCATCGATAAGGATGATATTTTGAAGAAAGTGCAATCTTATGTGGCACATACGCATGCGACCACAATACCGGTTCAAACTATTCATGATTATGTGGTAGAACTTCTATTGGGTGAGTATGATATGGTTGAAAAGAAATCCGGTGTCGATAATGAACCTAGTATGCGTGAACTAGCTGATACATTTATCGACATGCTAACGGTAGTTCCGCAAATTATCAAATCTGGCGGAAAAGCAAAGGTTAATAAATCTGGTAACGAGGTCTTAAAAGAGACAGCGCGTAAGATTAAAAATAGACCACCATATCCACCTAAACATAATTCCGATAAACGTTATCAGATGATCAATATTGATAAACCGATGACAATGGTAGTTCCTGAACCTAATGGAACTATCCAAATCATATCGGGGATGACAGTCACTGGTATGGTGGTTGGTACTACATCTGTGTCGGTGTATTATACACGTTCAAATAACCCATGTGGTGCATCCCCTATGGAGTGCGTTATATCGTTTGGGAATACCGATGTTCGTAAAGTCTATAATACAATCGCAAAATGCTTTGGTAGATCTAAAGCGGATGTGATTGATCTTGTAACTTTACAAGAGATGCTTGTTGCAGAATTCGGTAAATAAAATATATTAAGTCTAGGAGGAAACAGTTATGGTTTTATACATGAATACAGTACTTGTAAACGGCAATATTAATTCAATATTTGTGAATAGTGCCCAGTTGGTAACACTTAAAGTATATAAACCCGATAAAGGTAAAAGTGGTAAAATACTTGCTGTTACTGTACGATATGGGCAAGATATTAAGACGGATGCCTGCTTTGAAACATTCGAGATTCCTGTTAAAGGAATCTATGACAATGTGGACATTATCACTAGACTCATGATAGGTATCAATAAGGTACCAAGCATAAGTCGGGATTCTATCGATGTCGATGATATCCTTGGTGATATGGTTGATCGATAAATAAGAGGAGCTTCGGCTCCTCTTTTTTTGTCTGTTAAACTCCCATACTAGGACATAGTTTTAAATCCAAATACTATGGTTCATTTTTTTTTCTTGGATCATAGAGAAAGGAGTTCACTATATGCCTAAAAATAAAGATACTCGTTGGCTAAAGAATATCGGTAAGTCTGTTGCATTTGGTATGAAAAATGTACTGAATGAAAAGATGTCCGAAAGCCAGAGTATTCGCGGATCAGTATATGACTCCGCAAAGAATTTACGTCAATCTATTATCGAAATGCGTCGTAATAAAACAGCGGGAGCTGGTAAAAAATTTATCGATGATGCAAAGACAAAAGCAAAAGAAACCTATGAAGATGCAATGAAAGCATTGAAGTCTGGTGATTTGTATCCTGATAAAGACGATAGTGGTTTCGATGATGATTTTAATTTTGATGATGACGATTTCTCTTTTGATGATGATGATGGGGCAACACAGTCCTCATCTAAATCATCTAACTCAACGACCAGTGCCGCTGAGATTAGCTCCATTGGTCGTGTCGAAAAAGCGACATATGCTACAGGTGCTAAAACGGCAAGTGGGATTGTCAAATTAGATAAAACTATGAAAACCCATGGTGCTATTATAGCAAAAGGGTTTGAGAAACAAGCAGCGACGGCTGCTAAAATGACATTAAGTATGCTAGTAGCCCAAGAAAAACAACATAGTCAATCTATGGGTCAGTTAGTTGGTATACGTGATTCATTAAATACAATTAATACGTTTAATCGTGACGTTATGGGAAAATTCGTTGAAGGTTCCTTACGTTACTATGAAGACAGTTTAGGTATTTGGTCACAAATGCTTGAATTACAAGAGAAAGCAATGAACCCAGAAAGTCCATTCGGTAAAACCGGTGGTCGTGCTTCTGATTTCTCTAAAGTCTTCGGTATGGGTGGGTTCGACCCAAGTTCCTATATGAAGGTTATCAAAGATAACTTCTTGGGTAATACTCCATTTGGGATGTTGGCTACTGGCTTATCCATGGCTAGTTCAATGGGACCAAAACCAAAACGTGGGTTTATGAATAACCCAGTGGGTACTATACTAGAACAAGCTATGAGTGCCTTTATGCCTAAAATGATTGAGCAATCATTAGCTAGTTTAGATACATCGATTGCTAATATGATTCCGGCATTACTCTCTAAAGTAACGTATCAACGGAATAATTACAATAGCTCATTAGCTCAATTCATTGGTAATGTATTTGGTATTGATACCAAAAGTGGTAGATTCGATCCAAGTAAGTATAATAAAGGGGCTGTGGCATTCGACGGTATAACACATCGCACGATCAACCAAGTTATCCCTACATACTTAAGTGAGATCCTAAAAGCCATCACCAATGGACCTGCGACTGTATTCGATCACAAAACTGGTCAGTTTACAACTCGTGATGAAATGCAAGATCGATATAATCGAGAAATGCAATATATGGCTAATCGAGCTACGGCACCATTGAGTGATAAAACAGATAAAGTTATGCGTCATATGGATTTTGATTCAGCTGCTGATAAAGAAGAAGTTGAAAAATCCATTAATAAATTCACAAGTGATTTAGCGAAAGGTAACATTCGGTATAATCCTAAGAATTTAGAACGAATGTTAGCTGATATTGAAAATCGCTCAGCTAAAGCTATCTTAACCTCTGTTATGAAACAGATGTCTAAAGGTGACCATATGGCAATGGCTACGGCTCATTATAAATATGGTGATATGGTTAGCGATTTCAATAATAACTATTCTGATGGTGATTATACTGGTTATATTTTAAATGATAACTTCTCTGAAGCGGGTAAGAAAATCTTATCGCAACGTGAAAAAGATGAGAAGAAAAAGAAAGATAAAAAACTTAAATCAACAGGGAATGCTCTCCTTGATAAGAAACTGGGGATTGAAACTGGTGCCAAAACATCAGCGAATGATATTGATAACATGGATGAAAATGTTAGAAAAGCATTGGCTGATGGTACCGATCAAAGTCTACAGGATAAAAAATCAGTTGGTGGTAATAAGGGTTTGGGATATTATCTAAAGAACCCTATGAATGCATTAACTGATGTTATTAGTAAAATTGATAATTCATTATATAATATCATTTTCTCTGACGATGAAAATGGTTCGATTATTGAAAAGATTGAACAGCAAATCATAAAAACGTTTGCTTCTGTTAAGAAATTCTTAGTTGATAATATCTTTAAACCAATTAAAGAACAAATCATGCCAGATAAAGCCAAACAAAAACTCCATCAATTCGGTGATAGTCTTATGGACTATGCTAAGAATATGATGATGGGTGTTAAGAAAGGCAATAAATATACTGGTGGTGCGTTCTCCTTTGCAGCGAATGCAGTAGGGGATATTGGTAAATATATTAAGCAAACTATTGACGGGAAACCATTCATCGATTCTGCTGGTAAAAGTATCAAGAGTCAAACGATTGGTATTGGGGCAGAGATGAAGAAGGGATTCGATACCGCATTCGGTTATTTGAAATCATATTTATTTGGCGGTAGCGATAAAAAGAAACAAGAAGCTAGTAAAAAGAAATCCTTATTGAGTAATATCTCATCCACTCTTTCCCAAGGGTATAAGATGTTCTCTAATAACTTCTTCGGTACTAAACTAAATGACCGACAAGCATTCCAACAGTTTGGTGATTTCATTAAACGAAAACTTCCAAAAGGGATTGCTAAAGGTGCTGTGATTGGTACTGGATTAGGTGCCTTATCCTTAACGGGTGGTGCTGGTTTATTAGGTTCTTTATTCTTACCTGGTGGTCCTATCGGTGCGTTAGTAGCAGGTACAGGTATTAGTTTACTCTCTCAATCTACTAAATTCAAAGATATGCTGTTTGGTAAGATGGATGATAAAGGTAAACGAATGGGTGGCCTTGTCGGTAAGGGTATTCAAAAATTCTGGAATAAGAATAAGAATGCGATTATCGGTGGCGGCATGTTCGGTGCTGTTAAAGGTTTACTCGGCATTTCAATTCCTGGTATGATCGGTGGAGCTCTCAACATGGTTGGGCTTGGTGGTGCTGGTAGTGCTATCGGTGCTATTGGATTAGCTCCTGCCTTGGGTGCTGGTCTATTAGGTCCTGTTCTTATGGGTGCTGCTACAGGTCTTGCTGTTAAATCTAAACGCTTCCAATCTCTTTTATATGGTAAAGATAAAGGAAATGGTGAAAAAGAAGGTGGCCTTATCAACAGTAAGTTTGGTAAAGGCTTAAAGAAAATCTTACCAGGTGCTGCATTCGGTGCTTTATCTGGTCTAGGATTAGGTGCCTTCGGTAGTAGCTTCGGTTTAATCGGTGCGTTAGGCTTAGGACCTATGGCTATGGCCTTAGGTGGTAGTGCATTAGGAATTGGCTTAACATCCGAGAAATTTAAAGAAGCGTTATTCGGTAAATTTAATAAAGATGGTACTTACAAATCTGGCTTAGTGGATAAATTCAAAAATATCTTAACAGTCGGTGTTGTCAATCCATTGAAGATTCGATTTGAGAAAGGTGCTCTTGCTGTAGAAAAATGGTTTGCTAAATCCATTGTAAATCCACTACAAGATGCATTTACTCCATTGAAATGGATGTTTAAAGATCTCACAGGTGTGATTAAAGATAAAGTAACTAATATCTTTACTAAAACAGCTGATGCGATTGCTAAACCATTTAGTCCATTAACTCGTGCCATTACTAAACTCTTAACTGGCGTATATAAGACTATGAAGTCTGCTACAGACAGAGTATTCAAAACCGCTATGTGGGGGTTGGGTCAATTATTATCTTCTCCAGTTAAACTAGTTGGTTTAGCTGCCGGCATGGCATCTGGCTATTATAGTATGGGTGCGTATAAAGAAAACGTTCGAAACAAAGCCAGTCGTGTGGGTGAAGCTAGTGGGTTCTTCGGTAAGTTGAAAGCTACTGGTTCTACACTCGGTGCTATGTTAGGTATGGGTGATGCTGATCTTACATCGGATAAGTATAAAGATTTAGCTCGTGCTAAAGCCTATGCTAACGAACGTGATACTCGTCAAAATCGTTATTTCGGTCGAAGAGACGCATTGATTGCAAAACATGAAGCTCAACAAGCTGCACTTGAACAAGAGATGCAAGCGAATGGTTGGTCTTCTAAAGATAAACGTCGTGCTCAGCAAGATCTATCTGCTAAGCAAGATCGTGATAAGCTCATCAATGGTGATACTAAAGACCAAATGACGGCAATTAATCAAAAGGAATTGGAAGTTCAAGAAGAATCCAGAGATCATTTAAAAGGTATTAAGAAAATCATTAACCGCTTAGCGGTTCGTCTTGGTATCGTTGATCCTAAGGAAGCTGCTGTTGAACCTAAGCATGATGATGACGATCCAACTAAATTAGTTGGTGATAAAACGGCTCAAGAAATTGCTAAGGATAAGAAATTAGCAGCGAAATCCAATTTCACATTTGATATCCAAAACTTCGGTAAACCTGCTGATAAAGCTGATGGTACAGGTCGTCATGCTGATGATGATGTCACTAAGCTTGTTGGTGGTCGTACCGGTCAAGAAATCATGAAGGAACGTGGCGAAGAAAAGAAACGTCAAAGTATGCTTGATTTGTTACGTCCTATTGCTGCGAACGCTAAAGATAAATTGAAGAATAAAGCTGAAAGCTTCTTAGATAAATTGACTAAAGGAATGGATATGGTTAAAAACTTCCTTGGTCTTACAGGTATCTTAGGGGTTTTAAAAGCAATCTTCGATAAATTATCCGGTAAAGGTAGCGACAGAACTCATGATCGTATCACTCGTGATGCATTACAAATCGGTGGTCGAAAAGTTGCCCAAACTATCGATGATATTGGCGAGAAGATGATGAAAACCAAAGCTGGTCGAGAAGCTCTCGCCAAAGGTAGAGAGTTTATTGGTGCAGCTGGTCATAATATCGCTAGATTATATGATAAAGGCAAATACTATGCAAAAGCGGGTAAACAAACTGCTCAAAATGCAATTGCTGATGCAACGGGAATAGTGTCAAAAGATTATAGTGCAAACTATAAATCTGAGTCTGTTCGGAAATATGTTGCTGAACGCGGTGAAGTTAAATCCAAATTGTCTGGTATTGCCAAAGCGGAAGATATTGTTAAAGACGCTCAAGCTAAAGCTGCTAAGGAAGCATCCGGTGGTGGTGCGTTCGGTACGTTTAAGAAATGTATTGATGCTGTAGCTAATAAAGTTGGGGATCTTGATATTGTTAAGAAACATTTAGGTCCAAACGCAGGTAAACTTGTTAATGCATTGAAGAAACTCGGTCAAGAGATTACTCCATCAATGTTTACTAAGATTGCTCCTAAATTCGCTAAAGTTGTTGGTGAGACTACTGCTGTAGTTGGTACAGCTGGCGTACTTCAAATAGGTTTCAGCTTATATGATGCTGTAACAGGTGCAATTGATGCTGCTGAAATCTTTGGTGTACCATCAGATAAAGTAACTGCGGGTATGCGATTAGCTTGCTCTATTTTACAAGTTATTTTAGGATTACCAGGTTTGATTTATATTGATTTAGCATTAGAGTGCATCAACATGTTCTCTGGTGGTGAAATTAATATCAAACAAATGCTGGCTATGAGTGTATATACTGCATTACCTGGAACTACTGAAGATGATGCAGCTGCTATTAAATTAGCACAAGAAGATGATAAGAAAGCCCGCGATGCGTATGAAAAGAAAACTGGTAAGAAGTTGAGTGATTCTGAATGGCGTAAGCAGCATGATGCTGAAATAAACGACAAGAAAGAATCTGAACGTCTTGCTGGAGTTCGTCAAACTGCTGTGGGTAAATTCTTATTCGGTGCTAATGATGAAAACGGTGAATACCAAAATGGTTTGTTTGCCAATATGAAACAAGGTGGTCAAGCCTTCTTAGCTAAATTATTTGGCGAAGCAGATGTTGATGACTACCAAGGTAAACAATCTATCTTTGGTGATATTTGGGATGCTGCCAAGAACGCTGCCCATGATGTTGGCGTATGGTTCACTGGTGGTACTAAGAGTGATGGTACAGAGATTGATTCATTACCTGAACGTATCGGAGACGGAATCAAAAATAACCTTAAATGGTTCTTTGGTGAAGTTGATGATGATGGTAATGTAATCCAAGAGTCTGCTATCTCTAAAGGTATTACGAACCTTAAAGAATTAGGACAGGAAGCTGTCGATAAAGCTAGAAATACAGTCGTATGGGCATTCGGTGGTATTAATGACGAAGGTCAATCACAAATGCCAGCATTGAATAATGGTATTAATAGCTTAACGAATTCGTTATTTGGATTTAAATTGTTTGCTGATAATGGTGAAGGTGTGGCTGTATTCGACCCATCTTGGTCCGAAGGTCAAACCTCATTATTTGAAGAATATATCGTTAATCCATTCAACGATGCTTGTAGCAACGTTAGTAAGTTCTTTACTAACTTATATACAAACATTACTGATTTTACTAATGAATGTGCTCAAGAAATTGATGATAATGGTGTAGTAGTAGGTAGTTGGCATATTCTCCAAAAAATGTTCTATGCATTTAGTGGCATTATGTTCGACTTAACAAGCCCTATTCGTAGTGCTGTTTCTACAATTACATCGGGTATTCAAAATTTCTTTGGTGGTATTGCTAATTGGATGAACGGTGTTAAAGCGTGGTTTGATTCCATTACCATCAGCGACGTTGGTAAAGCGATTGTTAAAGGGTTATTGATGCCATTACCTGATACTATCAAGAATAAGGTTATTGATGTCTTATTCGGTAAAGAGGATGGTTCTAATGGTGCTACCTTAGGTGATCGTATTTTTAATGAAGTAAAATGGGGAGCTAAACAAACAGGTTTATCCGGAGTTCTCAACTCCATCTCAACCAAAAAAGCGTTTACTGGTGGTGGTGAAGGAGATGACTCTGAACAAGCTAAACCTAACAACATCACAGCTAACCAAATTCAAAACGTTGCTAATAAGACTGAAACATCTACTGCCACTGATGGTAAGATGATCAATTATAAACAAACTGATTCCCAATGGAGTGATTTATCTGTATTGGGTCAATCTGGTGGTTATGGTACTATGGCTGATTATGGCTGTGGTCCTACTGTATTGGCATCCGCTATGGCGAATGTAACAGGTAATACGGCGATTACACCTAAAGTTACGGGTGCTCTTGTATCTTCTGCAGATGCAGGTCCCGCTGATAACAAAGGTATTAGTCCATCTTACTTTGCTACTGCGGCTGATAAATTGGGTGGCTCTACATTTGATTTAGATACTAAAGATCCTAACTCGTTGATTGATGCGATTGCTCAAGGTGGTACTGTTATCCTTGGTGGTACTAATAAAAATACATCAGATGTTCCATTCACTAAGGGTGGTCACTATGTTATGGCTAATGGTGCTTACGAACGTAATGGTGAAGCCTTCGTTAACGTATACGATCCATTGGGTAAACGATCTAAAGGTTATAATATTAAGAATTTGATTGCTGGGATGAACGATCCTAACAATCCTGGTTTTGCTAGCTTGATTGCTCGTAAGGGTGCTGATGTTAGCAAGTTTGTTAAGAGTGCTAAATGGGTTGATCCTAAACAAATGGAACAATTCAAAGCAGCTACTATATTTAGAGGATATGGTCCTAAGGATATTACTGGTGACGATATCCTTACTGCGGGTGAGGCATACTATGGTACACAATATAGTTTAGGTTCCGATGGTTCCGATGCTCTCGACTGTGGTTTATTTACTAAGACTGCCTTTGCGGACGTCGGATTGAGCTTGAATAGTAGATGTGCCGATGATCAAATGAAACAATTTGAGGATGCTGGTGCATTAATCCCACTTAGCCAAGCGGGTCCTGGTGACTTAGTATTCTTCTTACGTACATATGAGTGTGATGCGTATAAAGATATTACTCACGTTGGTATCTATGCTGGTGATAATAAAATGCTACATTGTGGTTCTTCCAAAGGTGTGGTATATGAAGATCTCAATATAGATTACTGGCAAGGTAAAATCTATGAATATGCTGGCTCTATTGAAAAATTATTTGGTGTTCCTACTGGTAAAGGTAAAGGGCCTGGTGGTATTACGGGTAAAGGTAGTAAAGCTCCTGGTGGAAATGGTAAAGGTGTAAATGCCAAACCTAAGAGTCCATTAGAAGCATTTATTTCCAGATTCCAAGAAATTGGTAATAATGCCATCGGTTCTATGATTGCTGGTAAAGCATATACTGGTACACCATGGGATGACAAAGGTGGTAGTAGTAGAGGTGGTGTTGGCGGACCAATCGACCCTATGTCGGGTGATTCAGAAACTAATGCTAAGCACGTATATAAAGTATTAAATGATGCTGGATATACAAAAGAGAATATTGCTGGTATTATGGGACGTCTTCAACAAGAAAACCATTTCCGTACAAATTATGACGTAGAACATACTGAACCAGATGGTACTGTATTAGGTGGCGCCGGAATGATTCAGTGGAATGGTTCTCGTCGTGAGGCATTGGTAAACTTTGCTGATGCAAACGCTGTTCCTGTTGATAGTGCAGAATTACAAACTCGATTTATGCTTAAAGAGATTGATGAAAGCTATCCTAGTGTATCCGTATCTTCAATGAATGGGCTCGGGGTAGACGACTCATGTACACGTTGGACCGATGATTATGAACGTGGCGAAACTAGCCCACAAGCTTATACGTACGCTGACGATATTTATAATAAAATCGGTTCTGGTTATTTTGGGGGAGATGCTCAAAAATACGGGGCAGCTCCATCTGGTAAACTACCATCTGCTAGTGCAATGAAATCTCTTCCTAAGCTAGGTCTATTTGGTGGTGGAGATACTACGGTATTGAAACAAATTGCATCAAATAGCAAAGGATATAATTATACTCCAGATACTAAATATGAAGGTTCTGTCATAGCTCCTGATTATGACGCATATGGTAATATTATTGCTAGTGGTATGCCACAAAATAACATGGTTACAGCTGATGACTCTATTACAGTTATCCAAGCGAAACATGATTGGCAACGTAACTGGTGGAATAATAAAACTGATGCAGAACGATCGGCTATTAAGAAAGCTAATGAAGAAGCTAAGAAAGCTCAAGAAGCTAATACTGACACAAGTCTACTTTCCAAGAAACCAAGTCCTAATGCGAAAGCACAAGGTCAAAATAGTGCTGATAAAGGTAACATCGTTGAGCAAATCAAAGCTCAATACGAAGAAGCCATTAAGAAGCTTACTAAAGAAACTGGTATCGCTGGTACAAGTAACTCTGCTGTTGATAAAGCTCTTAGTGCTACAAGTGCTGATTCTAATTCTATCGTATCTGCTATTAAATCAATCGATATTCATGCAGAAGCACAAGCTATGGTTAAATACTTAGAAGTGATTGCAGGTAAATCTGTTGAAACTGCTCAATATACTGCTAAAACAGCAGATGTTGTTACAACATCAACTGCTCAAGCACAACAAGCGGCAGCAACTGACCCTGCTATTGCAGGTTCTAAGGCGGCAACCATTCCAGCTAATGTAACTGCAACTAATAGAAATAATTCGGATAAAAAATCCTATCGACAAGCACACCAAACTAATTTGGAAATTGCTAAAGGTGGAGAATTTAGACGAAGTTAATTATAGAATATAGAGATATAGACGTAACAGTCTATATCTCTATATTTAATCTATTTTAACAAATCCATAACTTGAAAATTAATTTGTAAAAGTGAGGTGGATTTAGTTGTTAATTAACATCAAAACTAATTCTGCTGTTAATGTTCGGTCTGGACCGGGAATGGGTTTTGAAGTTGTGAACACCTACCCTTCAGGCTATATATTACAAGCAAAAGAAATGCAAAAAGATGGTGGTGATAACGTCTGGTATAAAGTGAAAGACGGATGGTTATCTGCTAATTATACCATTGATATCCATGAACAAGGGACAGTTCATGGGGAGCGAGGGAAGATTAATCTTCAACAATTCGCTCCAGGGAATCCTGCTGGTGCAGTACCATTAAGTAATACGGTACCAAAATCAGAATCTCCTCAAACGGATAAGGTTATATCATCTATCGCACAAGGACAGATTACACAATCAGTGGCAAACCCAAATGGTGGGTTATCATCAGCTGTATTTGTTGGTGGTCATGGTAATGAAACTGATGTAAATAGTGATGTGATCTTAAATAAACGTATTTATGGAGTTCCCTATCAATTTATGGAAACGACTGATTATAGACCTGCTGCTAATAATGGTGGTGATGGTGAACTAGGTGCTACCTTTATGGAAATGATGGCGGAAGCCCCAGTATTATCTATTATTCCTGGTAAGGCTAACTTTTTACCTGATTTAAGCGATGAAGAGAAAGAAAAATTTATTGAAGCCGCAAACCAAACTCTTCAAGAAATGCAAAACCGGTTTAATGACACGGCTCAGAAGATGATTGATGATAAGAATGCTGATATGCGGTATTTTGAATTCGTATCTGACCATTCGACATACATTCGGTATGTGAATACCCTTTGTCAGATGAATGCTATCATGATGGGTCTTGGTGATGAATATGTACCAGGTCATGAAGGTCAAGGTGAACAGTATATGTTCAAGTACTATGACTGGTCTGGTTATCGATTATCCAATACGATGGCTGGAAGAGCCTCTACTGGATTATTGAATGGCAATGAATCTGGACCTGGTGAAAAAATTGATAGTACGCTAGAATATGTTAAGAGTGCTGTAGCGAATAAAGAAAGTTTAATTGATAAAGGTATGGCGGCAGCATCTGCTCTTAACCTAACGGAATATTATATCGATTTCTATATTAATCCATCTATCGGATACTCGGAATCATTTAGTAACCAAACAAAAGAATCCATGATTTCATCAATGGTATCTGGGATGGGTGATTTAGCAAAAGAACTCCAATTTTTAATGGGTGCTGGTGCCGTTAAGCAAGATGGTAATATGACAAATTCCATTGCTAAAGCAACTGGTGAAATTGGTGAAGCTGCCAATAAGCTATTACCGAATTCAGGTATTATTAAAAAAATAACTGGTTCTGCCGCATCGGTACTATCAGGATCGAATATATTCTTCCCTGAATTATGGGCTTCGTCTGATTTCTCTCGTTCCTATACAGTAGAAATGGATTTAAAAACACCATATGGGAATAAACGGAATATATTCTTAGATTTATTTGTTCCTATGTGGCATTGGATAGCTCTTGTAGCACCAAGACAAACAACTATCAATACGTATGGTGCACCATTTATTGTGCGAGCCTATATCCCTGGTATGTTCTCATCGGAAATGTCGATCGTTGAAAACTTAACGATACAAAAAGGTGGGGATGGTTCTGCATGGTCTGTTGATGGGTATCCATTAGAAATCAAACTATCTGTTACATTGAAAGATTTATATAATACATTTGCTATGTCTCAAATCACTGATTTGAAATCGGCATACAACATGCTATGGAACTATGCGTTGATTGACTATGTATCCGTTCAATCTGGATTGGATATGAAGCTTTCTGAATTTGCTAAGAAGATTGAAGTAGCTAAAGCTCTAGGTAATACTGCTATTAGAGGTCTTTGGAACTACCCATTGGAAAAAGCAAAAGAACGCTTGGCTCAATCTATACGTATTGCTTCTGGTAGAACATAAAACTATCAAAAACATAATAATGGAATACTACGGTATTCCATTATTATTTATTTCCCATGAGAGGATAGATAGTATGCTAAAGAAAAATTTAGAACTATATAGAGAATCATTTAAGCGAGTGAGTATCAATCAATTCACTCGCATTAAAGACTTCTTATCTACTAAATCATTACCAAAGAAGTTCCAAAAGAACTTATTTGAACGTATAGAAGAAATCTCCCGTATAGATACACAGACCCTTAAGATAATATTCTATATTATTCCAGAGTCAACTCCTAGACCTAGGTTATCCTTACGTGGAGGACATTTTTATGTTAAAAATGCTGGAGCTAATAATACATTTGTGAAGTATGTAGTGAAAGAAGAGAAAGAACTCCTTCATCTAATTACTAAGCCTTGCACCTTTGATGTAGTTACCTATATGCCAATACCTAAGAGTATGAATATTATGGATACCGTATTGGCTGAATTAGGTATGATTAAACCAATTACGACACCTGATTGGGATAACCTCGGTAAGACATATTCTGATATGGTACAAAAATGGTTATTATTGAATGATAGTTTAATTACCGATGGTTCGGTTAAGAAACGATATTCATTAAAACCTCGTGTTGAAATTACTATCACCTATGCATTAAATTATGATAGTATATATAACAAAAAGGTAATTGAGAATTCAAAATCGTATAAAGACTTAGAATAGAGGTGATATTGTGACTCGATTTGAAATGAATGTGATGAATTCAATAGACGCTGTTCAAGATTACTTTGCTACTAAAGATTTAGAATGTCAATCCGCAGGCATGTCTTTATCTGTTAACGTAAATGAACATCCAATTGATATGATCACTAACGAGATCAAAGATATCATCTGTCATACGTTTGATTCCAACAAACCAGCCAATGAGATTTGTAAACTAAATGTACACGGGAATGTATTATTTATTCGATTCAAAAGAGAAATACACTGTTAAGGTGTATTTCTCTCATTATTAGTTTTTCAATAAAGATGGGATACATGGTGGTTGTGTCATGTATCCCAATTGTACACTCAGGTTAAATAAATAGTCACACTATCCTAGGAGTAGCTAATCAATTGCTTCAGGAGGCTTACCATTCACATGATTTAGTAACTATCCGGTGTACTCATATTTATATGTTATGGTAATATAAAACCCCATATACCGATTGGTATATGGGGTCTTTGTTCAATATTAGCAACCTTTACGCATATAATCTGCTTGTTGACGAATATCATCTAATGTGATATTCACAAGTTTCATGGTATGAGCTGTTTCGAACATAGTGTATTGTAGCAATGCTTCAGATAAGATAAAATCTTTATCCAAAGACGTTGTTCTAGCAATTTCACCAGTATCGGTCATATCCATACGACGAAGGTCATCCAAATCTTCATTTTTATCTTGCATATATACGTCAAAGATATTAAGATTCAATGGATTTTCCAATAATACTTGTGGTGTTTCTACGGTAGTAGATTCAGTTTGAGTAGATTCTTTTAATACTTTGGTAGCGATACCTTGCATTAAAGAGAAGAAGAAGGATTTATTAGTATCTTTCTTATCGTAATTGAAGGTACGAGTCAAAGGATTATATGTTTCAGCAACATGCTTAGCAGCTTCTGCTACATCATCTGCGGTTGTATCTTCTCGATCATCTACTTTTACATCATTAGGATCTTCATTCATATCCTTTTCCATAGTATCAAGAATTTCAGCTTGGTCTTTTTCACGTTGTTGTTCATCACGAACAACATCGATAACCTTATTACTGATCATTTCAGCCAATTCATCAGAACCTAATTTATCCATTTTAACTAGAATGGTATTACGTTCTTCATCATTCAATTGAGGGGAAATCATTTCTTTGATTTCTTCTTCAGTTTCAGCTTCATTGATTTCTTTGACACGTTCCATAATGATGGCTTGAGAGAATTCATTACAGAACTCAAGAAGAGCACGTAGGAATGGGGAATTTGTACGATTAGCAGATTCAGCTAAGGCTTTCACGCCACCGATCTTTTTAACATACATAGCACCCATATTTTTGATAGTCTTGATATTTTCATCGACATAGTCTGTATCATGCGGTAATGCTTTTACGAATACTGTGTTAAAGCATTCTGCTAAGATAGCATTTGGAATACTAGCTGCTAATGCATTAATACCTGCACCACGATAGTTTTTCATAAGTGCACGGTGATTAGCTTTCAAGGCAGCATCGCGTTCATAGGCTATTTTTTCTTCATTCAATCGTTCGTTTTCTAGTTTAGCTGCTTCAGCTAACATTTGATCCCGTTCGACTTGTTGTTTACGTAACGCATTGAAGTCCAATGTGGTAAAACCTAGACCTTGTTGGCGTACGACTTTACGGTTGAAACCCATGTGGATATCTCCTTTACTATTATAATCAAAATGTTATAGTTATGTCCCTAGGCTAGTCCAAAATATTGATGAATATTTGAGCCGTGCGTTTACCATTCTTGATAGTATGGTCTACGTTTAAGTACTCAGGAATAACCTTAGATGTTTCAATAACCCCCTGAATAACATTTGTTTCATTGACTAATGATTCGAGTGTTTGCATAGAAGGGCCATATTTATTAATACCATTAAACTTGATGAATTTAATGGACGGGAAGTTTTCTTTGATACCAGCGATTAAGTTAGAGATATATAAGGAAGGGCTAGATACCAACGAGATATCACGACTTTCGATATATTTCTGAATGTATGATTTCAATCGCTTAGTCATATCTTCCGCATCGGTAGTGAATGTATATTTCACATCGAAGCTGATAGAGATGTTAATCTTATCCAATGGGTTCGTTGCTTCTTCCAAATCTTCATGTTTGAAATAGAACTTAGAATACCCATAGGTGTTAAAGAACTTAATATCGATATGGAAGTTATTCGTCAATAAATCCAATGATTTACGAATATAGTCATAGATACTACGGAATGAATTCATGAATCGTTCCCTAGCATTCGGTAACTTAAAGTAGTTCGCTTTAATCAATGGAATCATTTCCAATCTAAAGCCATATTTACCATTTGGTCCTCTATTTGCATATTGGACATAGGAACGAACTTCTGGAATCGGAATAATGAATCGGATGGGTGTATCCTTACTCATGGTGTATCGATTCGTTAATGTGAAGTGTTCTAATAATGGTAATGAGTTGAATTTATGTAACTGCTGTTCTGTTGTATCAGGATATTGATAGAACGTCAATAGTTCCATTTTACAATTAGTCCCATCAACAAGAACTGGATCTGTACTATCAGTACCTGTAGTAGGATCTAGCATACCTTCCGTTAATTGGAATTGGTTTTTAAGTGTTACATAGTCATTCGTTTTAATAAACTTCTTGAAGAAATAATAGTCTTCATCAAACCCATATAAGTCCATATCAATTAACCGTTTGATACGATTTTCTTCACCATGAAGTGTTAATACAACCTTAAGGTTTTCGTTATCAATATATTGATAGCCATCGGTTGGGTTCTTAAATGTTTTGTAGGATGGTAGTACGAGAGTATCATCTTCAATTAACTTAAATGCTTCTTTAGGAAGCATCGCAGAAGGTGCTATTTTAGTTGTAATCATATACCCATCTTCACCATTTAAAGCATCCCGTTTGATATTAATACTATTGACGATAAACTGGTTGAACGATTTCGTATCCGTTGGTTGATATAACGTAGTGATATTATCATTCACTGAATTCAAATAGAATGCCACAGATAATGGATTGGCACATACTACGGTCAAGAATGGATTAATGTATATGAAATCATTATTCTCATATCCATCTAAATTCGTTTTTAATGATAGTGTCTTATCAATAACAGCAACGGATTTATCGCTACCCTTATATCGATAGATTTTACCTGCCTTAATAATATTGCGTTTGGATTGCTCCATATACGTATCAATATCGGTAGATTCAATCTTAATGTCAAGAGTATTCGTAGGGATTACATTTTGATCAGCATCCCTGAATAGAATAAATGTAGAATAGAGACGCTCAAACGCATCATCTCGTTTTTTCATGAACAGAATTTCGTTCTGTTCACGATGTTTGATATTATTGAAGTAGATTTGTAAGTCATTGGTGGTAGTAAAGGATTTAATAGTAGAGTATGCCTTAACTACATCATTACGAAGCTCTTCAATATCTTTACGATCATATCCACCAACAGATTCCCCTGTAACAGTACCCATGAAAATCATACCACGGTTATTCGGATATCGATCTGCTTTACCAATGATTTCAATATCCGTACCATCATAGGTAGTGAAGTTACCATTCTTACCCTTTGTCGTATATAACTGAATATAGATTTCAGAATTATATTTAGGGGTAAAGTAACGTTCATCATTAGAGAACTCGATTTGGAGCTTATGATCATCGACGATTTTATAGAAACAGAAAGGTTTATCTAACTTTTCTGTATTCATTAACTTCTTCGTCAATTGTGTGTAGGTTAAATCACCCGGTGCCTTATAGAATATTTCAAAGTTAGCCAATTGACCTTCAAATGTATATTCCATAGATACCATATTGATCTTATCATTCATGATAATCGTATCGGTAATCGTTTTCTTTTCAACTTGATGTAGCGTTACCGCTAACACAACATACCGTTTACCATTATCATTTACATAGGTGCTTGTGCGTATATATGGATTCAATAATGGACTTACGCTATTATTGTGATCCATGATATAATACGCACTATGGATTGTACCTTCTAATGTACGTTTACTTGTAACTCGTACATCATAATCTAGCATGAATGGGATACCATCAACATTAAATACCATCTCAGAGTCCATATCGAACTGCGTGATATTACCATCAACATTGATACCATTCTTTAATAAGGCTTCTTCTGACATCATGATGGTGAATGGTACAGAAGCAGCTGTTGCCATCAGATTATCGATTTGGAAAATCGTGGCATGATTATAAATAGATTCAGGTAATTCTGCCTGAATCGGGAATATCTCTTTAAACAACGATGTGATAGCGAAGTATCCATCATTGATAGTAGTAGAAAGGATCTCTGTAATATACCCAAATAGACCCACATTCATTTCATTCATATCAGCGATATCTTTGAAATACGTTGGTGCTATTTCTTTGGATAAATAGTCCTTTATATCATATACACTAGTACCGTTTTTAATAGTACCCACTTTATCACATCCTAAGCATACATAAGTTGATAATCAGAATAAAATTGTGTCACCCAAGTTGTGAGTAGTGTATACTCGAATTGAGTTGGGTTTCGTTTATGGGTAAGGACTTCCATGATGGAACTATCGGTATCATCAGTTGTCAGTTTAGCTTTTTCAAATGATTGTACGATATCTTTAACCATCATAAATGTCAAGCTTAAATCATTATACAGAATAAATGGGGCTGTGTGTGTTACCACGAAGATACAATCTTTAGTATCTGGTCGAGTATATATCACACCATCTTCATTTAGTATACGAATACAATCACCAACAGCTAACTGTTCGGTGTTTGCTTCTAACCATTGTTTAGTATCGTTATTCCAACGATAGAGAGTTGTTTGTGCCATGTGTATCCCTCATTATTATACTGGTCGATAACGTAACTTATATAATTCCCCACCATTACCAGTATCAACAAATGGACACCCAACGAATGTCTTCGTAGAGTGCATTGTACTTTGATTGTATACTGGAATATAATTGAATGCTTGGTTTTGGGATAAGTAGTTAAATTCAGCTACATGTAATGGATTATAGTCATCCTTCTTACTATAGTTAAACGTAATGGTATACGTTGGTTGTTTAATCGTTTCATTAACTGAATCAGAGAAGTTAGATGATGGAATATTCGTAGGGAAACAACCAGTGTATTTACACCAGTAGAGAATATCCTCACCTGTCGTCTTAGTTAAGAAATAATAGATAGAAATCGCATAATCAAGTGTATGCTTTCTAGCATGAACTGGATTAGGCATAGCTTCACCACGATATACCGCATTGATATACTCTATCCAGATTTTCATAATCTTGTATACGGATAGCATATCATCATCACGGAAGTTCACATTTACTGTACCAGCAGTCTTAGTCTTAATCGTACTTTGACCATAGGTGTTTTTCCAACCAGTAAGTGTTTCACCAGCTTCGGTTGTTTCCAATACTTCATCTTGTACGTCTAAGCCTGTTACACGGTCAGTTAAGATTGGTATGAATGAATGGCCACCACCTGCACTATTACCCATAAGGTAACTACATAATACAGGATGTGATTTTAACATGCTATACATCAAGGCAGATGCATGAGCATGAGCTACCGCAGTATCTAAATTCAATACACTGGCTCCTGTATCATTAGCAAATGATAAGTTCATATCAGGTCTTGTGAAGAAGATATGACCTTTAGAACCAAGTAATTCATTATTCGGTGTCGGTAGACGATAGCGATTGAATTTGTTAAAGATTGTCGCTCTATCTGTATGAATGTTAAATTCATCATAGATGGCATCAAATCCTGAACTATATTCATCATATAAGTCATCACTCATATCTTTAAAGATTTGAACATCTTCTTCTTCGATATGCGGAGGATCTGTTACTAGTGGCGTTGCATAGGATTCATCTTGTTCCCATTCATAAATACCACCAAATCGTTTAATGATAGTACGACCATCACAACCCTTATACTTAAAGTATTCGATTGCATGCTGGTCGATAGCGGCATAATGAATTTGGCGTTGTTCATATTGACCATCAAATAAACTACCACCATTATCAAAGGAAGGTCGTTCACCTGGCCAATCTTTAGCATCACCACTATATAAACTACCACCATCTGTACCACCGATATACTTGCTAAATTTATCAGTGATACCTGGATAGGTTTCACCGAATATATTGAAGATATCCGATAGTTCAGAACCAAAATCAAAACCGATTACATAGCGTAATCGAGAAGATATAACACCAGATAGTAACCCACGGAAGTTATTTAATAAACCCCCATCTCTACCAAAAAAGGAACCATCACGAATATTACCGATCGTAGCACCCTTTAATAGACTGCTTACATATTTATTCTTAGTTCGAATAAACGAATCGATACTCATATTATTTAATCGATTTGGTTTCTTTTCTTGCACTTCACCTTGACCACTAATAGTTCGCCATGATGTGGTAGATCCTTTAAAGCTCACTGGTTTACCAGGATCACCCTGTGCCCAAGCTTTATTACCCGGTGTGAATACATAATTACTATTGGAATTAGTTGGCGTACCACTATTCACTTGACCGGCAGACCATAAGGTACCACTTCCTATACTAGAAGTTGGCGATGGGGCACTACCTGTTAAAAATTTAGATAATTTATTTAAACTACCAAATGAACGTCTAAACGGGTTTTTCTTATCTTGATTAGCATGGTTAGCTACACGTTGAGATGAGAATTCTACATCTCGATCAATCACAACATCAGCTGCATTGATATAGCCACCATTAGCTGTTCTATAGTAAGAGTCCAGACCATTTTTATGTAGGGATACGAGAGCAACAAAATCATTTGTATATAGTTTACCTAAGCTCTTCCCTAACTCATTAGGCTTACTAAGAATAGGGGTTGTGCTTTTAACTCTTGCTTCTAAATACATATTATATGTCACCTCATTAAATAGGACTGTAATCTTATTTGAATGTTAAAACCATATATTCACATGGACTTGTACAATAGATTATAGTATCATATAGAACATTTTAGGTATTTAACAAATATATAATCTATCCTGAATAAGAAAGGAGACCTAATCACATGATTGATACTGTATTGGGCAAAATTCTTTCAGTCGTTAAAGGAGGACCTGGCAAACAAGCCTATGATTACCTTAAACCATCTGAGAAGTATAAATCCATTGCCCGTCAATCAGACAAAGCAATTTGTCAATTTCCAGTAATTGCTTCTAAAGCAATGACGTATGATACAGCTACTATGATTATAAAGGCGTGTGAACGCAATTTCACTACCTTTATGGGGGTTGTTATCGGTCTTAACCAAGTAATTGATAGTAATACCGGTGCAGTCGATTATATTAGTCGTTTTCATACAAATACAGACGACACTATTGAACGCGTTGGTGGGTATATCGATACTAAAGTCAATGAGTCCGTCTCTCCTATCGATAAAAAGGAAATGCAACGTTTATTGTTAGAAGCTAATGTTGAATTTGGCTCTCAATTCGAAGCACAATCCTTAAATGATCGATATAAACCAGTTGACATTAAATCTATTCTCGCCACTGAATCTGAACATAAAGGTGAGATTTACGTTGGGATGAGTGATGAGGAAAAAGCTAATGCTTCATTAGCTAGTAAAACAGTTGAACCCCCATTCAAATATATCCTTAAAGATAGTGATGTCAAAAAAGCAAATGAGTTGGTCCCATCGTTAATGTCAGTACAACTAGTACAACGCAACGATGCGGGTCAAAATATCCCTATTCATTTCTTATTAGGAATCAAAGCGGTATTACATCCTGTTGGTTCTGTAGAAATGATCAATAATGTGTTTAAGGCATTTGATAAAGGTTCTCGTGGTAAATTCTTTGATTTCCTTCGTTGGACAACTGGAGAAATCAGTTTCATTAAAGACTTAGTATTAGGTCTTGATGAAGTAAAACGAGATATTAGTGCCGAACGCAACAAAAAAGAATCCCCTTGGTGGAATATTCTTCGTAATCGTAACTCTATGAGCCGTTTCCGTAAATGGTCTAAAACAGCTCCATTGTTACCTAATGCAACCATTGCTATGACACAAGCTGAAGTGGATAACCTTCGAGCTAATACAGGAGTCGATATTTTAGATCCTGGATCTGCTGTACAAGTTATGCAACAACTTGGTCTATTACAGTTCATCGTAGTTGATGATGCGAATGATGTAGCATATTTCTTGATCGATGGTCAAACTAAATTCCAAACCTACACATTCAATGCATTACAACGTGATAATGGTGATGCTGAAAAACAAGCAATGCGACTCATTAAGCAAATGAATAAGTTATAAGGAGTACACGCATATGGTTGAAAATCAAGACTTAGAAGTTATTCTTGCAGAAAGTTTAACTCCTAAAGAATTCACACAACTTTCTTTGGCGTTAGAATCCGAAGAAGTTCAAGCTGGATTTATTCAACGACTATATGGTCGAGTACTATCCAGTATCCAACGTTGTATTCTCGGTGGCAAAAACAATGATATGCTGAAAGTGATTGCTGATACGAAAGGTGATTTTTCCAAACACCCTTACTTTGAAACACAAGGTGAGAAACCTACTATTGCAACAATCTTCACTAAATCTAACAATGCTACTGTAAAAGAAATGGGTAAACATATTTTATTGATTTCTAGTTTCTTACAACGTCATAAATCTGATTTTATGAAAGGTATCCATGCGGGTTGTCCTGCTTGCCTTTCTTTATATACAACGTTTGTGTTAAATTGCGTAGTCGGTACTAGCTATGCTATTATGATTGAATCGGATAAAAAAGTTACACCATTATGTAAAACTGGTGTTGAAGCATTAGAAAAATCTGCTGAACTCATCAACAGTCATAATGCTGAAAAAGTATTCGACAAAGATGTCCAATTGACCGAAGGTCTTGGTGATATCTTAATGAAAGCAGTTACACAAGTTAATAAGTGGAAAGCAGTTACACTTGTCGGTGTTGCTTTACTTGCATTCTTTATACTTGGTAAATATATTGTATTTGCCATTTATAAATCCAGAGTAAAGTTATCCGATTATTTAGCTCAACAAGCATTGTATCTTCAACTCAATGCTGAAAATGTTAAAAATAATAGTAATTTATCTAAAGAAGAAAAAGAATTGATTCTAGCAAAACAAAAGAAAACGGCTGAATTACTTCTTAAATATTCTGACAAATTAGCAATCGATGGTGTCAAATCTACTCGTCAAGCAGAAACCGATAATAAACGTGATACAAAAGCGATTATTGAAGATTCTAAAGACGATGCAGTTGATGTCACTAGTAAACCAGGCGAAGCTAACACTGGCTTGCCATTATTCTAGGAGGAATAACGAATGTTAAATTTCGAAAAATTTGTATTAGAAGCTGAAGAAGCAAAAAATACTGACGCAAAAGTAAATCCTGAAACTGAAGAAGAAATGGAAGAAGCGTATACTGACTTTATGGTAGAATCCATTCAACTTCAAATCGCATTAGTAAAAGCTGATGCTCATTGCATGGAACAATACATGCAAGCAACTACTGAATCTGCTAAAGCAGACATCGTTGCTACATACGAAGGTGCTGTATCTGAATTCTTCGATCGTTGGAAAGACAAATTGGGTAAAGCATCCGAATCCGTATCCAACTGGTGCGAAAAACGTGCTAAAGACTTTGATGGTCAAATTAAATTGAATTCCAAAAAATTCATGGAAAAATATGCTGATGTATTGAACAGCAAAGATTGCGACCAAGTAATGGTACCTTGGTCTGATATCGACGTTGCTAAAATCGATGCATTCGCTGGTAAAGAACAAATCTTCATGCAAGCAGCTAAAGAAATCGCTAAAGCTGATTCTGCAGAAAAACTTGAATCCTTAGTTAAAAAATACGAAGGTAAAGCTGATGATGAAGCATTGAAAGCTCTTCAAAAAGCTCTTGATGACGCTAACGTTGAAAACGAAAATAAAGAACGTAAAGAAGTTAAATTCGGTTCCATTAAACGTAAAGCTATTGCCAATGCAGGTGAAGCTTCCGTAATGAACATCGTAAAAGCATACCGTCAAGCAGGTAAAGATATGAAAGCTGCTAAAGCTGAAGTATTAAGCTTACCTGTAGAAGAACGTAACCCATTCAGCAAAACTGCTTTGAGTGCTGCTACTAAATATGCTAACCGTGGTATCCGTGCCGCTAAAGATATCGCAGTTTCTCGTGCAGGTGCTAGAAACGACTTGTTCTTCAATGCTAAACGTGCTTGCGTTAAAGCCGTTCAAGGTAAAGGTGCTGCTCAAAAAGCTGCTACTGAATCCTACTCCTTATTGGACGACATGTTAGCATCCGTATTCTAATTTGAATACCGAACACTAAAATATAGATACTGCTCTTTGAGTAGTATCTATATGTATTTCGCGGTTTTTACATTATAGTAATTTATTTAACAATATATCCTATATAGGAGGAATATTCGATGTTGCAATTTGAACAATTTGTAAATGAACGTACAGTGCACGTTGAAGAAATGCATTTTGAAAATTATAAAGAATTCAATACTACATTCCTACAATATACTACTGAGTTCACAAATCTTCAATTGGCTATGGAAAAGGCAGATGCCAAATGTATTGAAGAATATAAGAAAGCAACTACTGAATCAGATCGAGTTGCTATCAGTGTAATCTATGAAGGTACATTAGCCGATTTCATTAAACGTGCTAAAGAGAAAGCTGCAAAAGTGATTGATAGTGTAATCAATTTCATCAAAGGTGTTATTGATAAAATCAAAACTAAACTTGGTGATTGGTACAATAAATTCTTTAACAAATACTACGAATTATTAAAATCCAATAAAGTTGATCATGTCAAAGTACCTTGGATTAAAGTCAAAGAACAAAAACTAAATAACATTAGTAGAAACTTTGATGTACCATTTAAATATGTTGCCGATTGCTTTAAAGCAAAGAGTGATGAAGAATTTAATGACGCACTTGAAAAACTTCAAGACTCTATTGTTGTACTAAGTAAAACTATAGATGATATAGTTAGAGCAGTTAATGAATCATTTAAATATAAAGAAGACGTTGAGTTTGGTAAGATTAAAGCTAGAGCGATAGAACGTGCTAGTAAAAAAACATATGAAGGCAATCTTGATGAAATGAACTTCTTATTAAAATGCTTAATGGATATCAAAAAGCGGACGAGTGTTGGTATAATTGATAATGTCAAGACAATGAATAATCCAGCACGATCCCAAAAAATCATTGTTGTAGCTTCAACTCTAGTAAACATGTATGCAAGATATGCTCATACAGTATATAAATATACAATGAGCACTTACTGGACGGCTCGTAAAGCTTGTACAATAGCTATCAATGAATTACGTAGTCAAAAAGAACAAACCAATGAATCGGTTAGCCTATTAGATCAAATGCTAACAGATATGTAAAACACAAATAGATCCAGATACCGAATGGGTATCTGGATCTTATATTATATTTCTGATTTTACGATACGGTATGCACGTTTGATATTACCTTTGATTGGACTCTTTTTGAGTTCCTTTTCTTCATTGGTACGATTACGCTTACCTTTAGATAAAATTTGTTTTAAATAGTTGGTAAAGGCATGGAATGCTTGTCCCATCATGGATATACGAATTGTCAATATACGTAAGCTCGTTTGCACATACAGTTTAAGTTTCTGCATTGTATTGAAATGATCTTGATCATCAATATGATTCATTTCATGTTCAACGGCTTTAAGATGTGAATCTAGTTCAACCTTTTGACTTTGTACAATGGAGATGAGCTCTTTGTATTTACCACAATATCCAAGCATCATATCAACAATAGGAGCTAGTTTAGATGGGCTATCAATAGTAACAACATCCGTTACACTGGCACCTCGATAGAATGTTTTAATATCGTTAAATGAACGAAATTCGGTGAATGTCTCTAAGACATCTTGTTCCGATTTGATATCACTAGTCTCTAACTTTCTCCATACAGATACATTGTAAGTTGGAATAGGATTTCGTTTATCCATTAACTTAGTGATGGCATTCCAGTATGGAACTGCATTGATAGAGATATCTCTATAATCACGTTTCTTCAATTCATTGAAGTCATCGATATGATGATCAATCCATTCCTGATGTACTTCATACATAGAACGAATTTTTTTAATCCATGATTGAATCAATTTAGCGATATAGTTACGTATTTTAACGACCCATTTTTTAATGGTATCGATCAATGTATTATGGACAGATTTTTCTTTGATTCTATCAAGTACACTCACTTCAAGTACAACCGAATCAAAACTATAATTAGCGTCAAGAATAACCGATTCAGTTAAACAATCAAGATGATTCATACTATCACCCCTTATTGAGTAATCATATCCATAAACGTTTGACGTTTATTTACATGAGTCATGATATTTGTAATGGTAGTATAGAATTCTAGGAACGCCATCATTTTATAGTTGATATAGGTACAGATATCATTGATAGCCATAATACCCAAAGCACTTAATACTTGAACAGCATCGAATAGTTTAAGAATCATCTTAACACGAGCTGGGATATTTGTCATAGTCATAACATCTTTAATTTTACTACGAAGTAGTGATAATAGAGTTGTGATGGTTTCTTTAACTTGGTTAATCGCTTTATATAGATATGCTAATTTCAAAGCATCATACTCTTTATCAAATTTAGCAATAGAATTAAACATATCTCGGATGAACAATTCACCTACACTGACAGGGACACGTTGTTCAGATGGGAAGAAGATACGATGTACGGTATCATTGAAGGCAGTACCACTTAAACTCTTTGTTTTGATATACTTAGATACCCCAACAATATCGGCACGGAAGTTATAGATACCATTTTCTTTAATATCTTTAATTTCTTCATCGAATTCATCTAGGTCAAATTTTTGTGTACCCAATTTATGGATTAATTTACCAAGTCTATCCCAACCTAAACATTCATTAAAATTGATTGTACGTTTATCAGTCATGATAGGGTTATAGATATACATGGTAAAGGTTTCTGATTGACGGCCTTTGAAGATATAACTAATAGCATCGACGGTAATCATGGAACGTTGTTTATTAATTTCTTTATGTAAGCTATTCACACGTTTCATGGTATAATCGCAAGCATCAAATGCTGTTTTTTCTACTTTTTTAATATGATCTGTAATGGTAGTAATCGCCAATTTAAACGATTCGTCAGTTACTGCCTTACTAACTATTTTAAGTGCATCCGCAGTATTTTTGCGTACAGTTGATAGGAAATTATTATAGAACCCAACTGCACCGACCATTGGGTCAAAGGATGCATTTCCTACTTCAGTAGATAGGAAACGGGATTCTTCGAATACGATATCGATCTCGTTATTCATAAGGTGTACACCTCTTTCTACATAGTAAATTTTAGCTAAAATTGTTATTAGTTTGTTTTTTAGAGTAAGAATGGGTATATAGCAGTACTGCTATATACCCAAAAAAATTATTTTAATGACCTAGGTCTAGGTGCCTTAGATGGTGTATGTGCATCTTGAACCTTCTGATTATATTCATTACGTGCTTCAGAATCACCAGATTTTTTCTTAAATATATCTGGATACTTGTTATCTTGAATATTACCATGCTTGTCAGTATCATGAGGGTTCGGTACATCAGATGCTTTCTTTAAGTCTGCATGTACACCATCCGCATAGATATCATTGGTTTCCTTTGGTGTTGGTGTATTCGATGGTCCTTTTGCTTTAGGTTGTTCTATTTGAATATTAGGATTTACCTTAGCATCTAATAGTTGAACCTCATCGGAACCCAAACCAGATTTAAAAGCAAAATCATATTGCCCAGCACAATTGAACATGCCACCTGCTTTAGTAAAGGCTGCCACTGCACTTGTGAGGCGATAATATCCATTATACTTAGCTTTTTCCTTATCCGTGAAGTACACTACGAACTCTTTATTTGGAGTCATAGCAAATAGATCATGGTCTAATAGATAGCACGATAAATGGAGATTCCGTTCATTGATTTCACTTAACATAACGGATTTATTAAAATCGTTACCGAACTTATCTGATACAATGGTAGAGTTACCCATACCACGTTGTTTACCAGCACCACTCACTTCTGTTGTTTCATTATTACCAGAATCAACAATGGTTACATTGTTACCGGCAATTAAGTCTTGTGTAGTGGATGGTGTCTGTACACTGATGTTTTCTGGGTCAACGTACATGACGTATTCTTGTTCGTCTGGTGATTCAAATGTGCCTGTTGCTTTACTAGATGAGTTACTATTATCGATCGCTGTAATAATGGTCTTTCTATACTCACCTTGTTCATAACAATCACACGCACCAGATTTATTTAATATATATAAGCATCGATAGTCATAGAAAGACATAGTGCCGAAGTAATAGGTACCATACGTTTGTTGTAAGTATTCGAACACGTTCATTAGGTTCATTGGTGGAATAATCACTTGAGGATATTGTTTATCGTTATTCAATGGACTAATGAGCATTTTATCAATACCTGCATTTCCTAAGATATGGCCAAGAGCCGATGATAAGGTGCAGTCATTATAGATTTCATTGACTGTCTTTCTCATAGCGATTAAATCACGTTCTCTCCATAAGGAGATTTCATAGCTTTCCGTATAATCACTAACGTTGTACCAGTGTTTATCTTCCGCTTTAAAGCCAGAAGATGTACCACTACCTTTACCACCTTGAGCTTCATTGGTTTTATCGTATAATTTGCTTTCTTGGAATGGGGCCTCATCATCAATCAATACAATAAAGGTATCATTGATAATATCATGATAACCTGAGTTCTGATTATTAATATCGACAGCCACCAATCGGAATCGAATATTCACATCATTTTTATGATTGACAATCGCCTCATGTAATCGAGGTGGAAGTAATGTTTTAATTTCTAATATAGGATGGATTGCTTCATCATATAATTGGGTAAGAAAAATATTCTGGATGGCACTAGGTACCATATCGATTGGTTCTTGACCGGGTATTAACACCTGCCAAGCATCCACTCGATATCGGTACCTGTGATTTTGCATATTAGAGCGAAATTGGTTATTGCCACCAGCTGACCCACCCATTTTAAATGCTTTATCAAGCAACCCATTGACATCTAGTTTAGGAATGTTCGGTCGTTTAACCGAACTGAATATGTTCCTAAGTAAATTACCTGTGTCTAGCTTGATACCCATGTTATAATTGTTCCCTCATTTCATCAACTATGTCATATTGATTGAGTTCCATTAACATTAATGGATAATCAGAGAAATAACGGTCATTGATTTCCATCAATGTACTAGGGTCAGTTTTATCCGTAAGTTGATCAAAGATTTTCTCTTTTTGTACATCGGATAATACATCGTATTGATATTCTAAATCAACGGCACGATAGTTGCGTACTACTTGATTGGCAATATCATCTCGATTTAAGAAGTTAAAATTGGATTGATTAATTACATGAGCAATATTAGTAATGGTAAACGTTTCTTCATCGTCATCATTTAGATACCCTGCCTCATATAATTTCTCCAGTGATTTATATATTTTAATGAATCGGAATCCACTAACTCCTTTAATAGAACGTTTACGATTACCATTACAGGATATAATGAATGGAATGAGCAATGGATTGATTAATCGCTTTTCTTCAAACTTGTTTCGGAAACACATGTACTTGATCACATTCTTCTTTGTGATCAATACCGCATCTTTTTTAAACTTAGTGACAAGTAGGAAGTTGTAGTTCACGTACTGTAAATCATACTCATCTTTAGATATAATGATATTAATATTGGCAGGATATTTATTCTCCATATTAATAATCATCGGTACTAATGAGGATTCAACACTATCCGTACTTACCATATACACATTTTCAATGTATTCGGTGATGATTCGCATAAACGAGATAGCCTCTTGAATGATACTATTGACCGTTAAGCGTTCTAAATCAGTTAAGGAACTGAAAAAGTGCTGACGATAATTCTCAACCAATGCTGTGTTGTTATATTCTATTTTATGCTCTGGTATCGCATTATAGTATAGGAAGATATTTGTCTTTATACGATTTTTAGAAAAGTATTTTCGGTAATGAGCCACAATATTGATGAAGTTGGATATCATATTGCGATATAATTCATTCAACTCTTTCTTTGTGGCTACTTTAACGAACTTTTCAATCGTTGTATTCCTAATACTATTATACAATGACTCGAAGTTGATATAGATATTAGCTGTCTGCACAATTTGCTTTCCGGCTTTATTTGTTTCAGTTAACTTATTATTGAATAGCTTATCCAAGAACAAATATTTGATTTTAAATGAGTTGGCGTATGCATCAACAATCTCAAACATCTTGGTCACCATCAATCGTTAGCATATCATCATCGTCATCATCGTCAGTTCCCATAAATGAATTCATATCGAATCCACCGAACTGCTTTTGTCTATCAGATATACTATCTTTTAGTTTACTAATGCTACCAAAACCCATACCTACAAGGGTATCTACAACAGTATCTACTTCCTCATTTGTTAATGAGATACCTTTACCGATGATAGGTTCATCACCTAATTTCATACTACGAATATTGATATTAGCAGGGCCATCATCAAAGGATGCTCGGATAATGAATTTGCCCCAATTACTAGTATCAGATTCAGAGATATTCTCAATAATCTCTTCTACTTTAAAACGACTTGGGTCGTATGGTTTTCTTGCCATGATAGATGTGCCTCCTTTTTAATTTTCTGTGTAGGAGTAAAAAAATAATAGGCATGGACCCGAAGATCCATGCCTATTAGATTGACTGTTACCGATTAAACGTATTTAGAAGGGTCGAAGTCGCTTTGTTTGAATGTTTTATTCGCAAATGTTTTGTGAATAATAGCTTTGAACCCTTTTCTTCTTTGGTCGTGTACGTTTAAGATATCAACGATAAAGTTACCCTGGTTCTCAGGGATATCGAAGATATAACGCATTACGATATCACAGTCCAATTTGAAACGAGCCGCATTACCATTTGGGGTAATTTGGAATTTGACTTCACGAGTAGTGAATTGTGCCAACGTTTCATTCAACTTTTTGTTGACCATGATATTACCTTGTGCTTTATCGGCTTTATTATGGAATAGACGGTTCATAACTTGATTATATCCAGTTCCATGGCCGTAACCACGTTTGCCACCTTTCATGCGTTTACGATCTTCTTTATCAAGACGAAGTACGATATACACATTGAATGGGTCAATTGGGTGTTTAGGGTTAACTTGTTTACCCTTTAGGACTTGAGAGAATGCTGTGTTATATTGAGTTACACAGTATACTTTTTGATGCACGTTTTCGACACCAAGGCGTTCCAAACATAATTCAACACTACGGTTGATTTGTTTGTCAGTTACTTCATACGTAACACCCTTTGGAATCAGTGCCATGTTGTTAGCCAATAATTCATTAAAATTACGGGCTTGTTGGTCCATCACTGGACGTTGTTGATTATTGCGGTTTTGTTGTGGGTTGGTTTGTTGACCACCTTGTTGACCGACTTGTTGATTGTTGCTCATATGTGCAACCTCCTCTAAGTGAAAAATAAAATAGTAATTAAGTCGAAAACGAATAGTTCAATTCGACTTGACTATTTGTTTACGACTTAATTAAATAATATATAGATAAATTCTTATTTAAGAATTTAACTCTAATTGAGTATCTTATGTTGCATAGCAGACATAGTTGATTGCACCTTACTTGCCCAACTCTTATCGGATGCATAGATACTATTCACAGAGGTAAGCGATGTATAACCTCGATTGAAGTATACTTCTTTTATCATCTCACCCCAATGATCAATACAAGCTGCTTGACTAGAGAAGCCATACGCAGCTCCTTCATTACCATCATAGGCAGCAATACCAAATAAGTTATTGCGGGATCTAGCTAAATAACTAGTACCCCAACCAGACTCATGGGCTGCTACTGAGATAGCAAATAAGGCATTCACACCCCACCGTTCTTCCATTGCTTGGAAGGCTTGACCAAGACCTGCAAGGTTAGTTCCTGATAACGCTTTATCGAGTTCTTCTGCGGATAGATTGGTTGGTTGGGTGATGTCATTTGTAATATTGGTTCGTTTCTCTTGGGCGACATGTCGTCCTGCTGTATAGCGAGATACGAGATGAAGATCTCGTACACTGCGAATAGACCAAATTACGTCTGACTCAGGAATAAAGTATCGAGTCCCATTCAGTTCAAAAGCGATAAACTTACCTTTGAATAGATGAGTAATTCGAGTTGTTTCCACAGCAGGTAAATGGATTTTCGATGCATTACCAAACTTTTTAAATGTTTCTGTTAAGCTGACCATCTTATAGTCAGTTGGTAGTTTAGTAAATACTTCAGTGCCAGATAGATCTGTATTTTTAGGTTTAAATTGAATATAGAATGAGTTTTTAGCAATATCTTTAGGTACTTTTGCTAACCCATTCATGGATGTTAAGTATCCACGTTCACTTAGCGAGTATTTAGTTTTTTCATCAGGGATGACAGTGAATTCACCCTGTTTTAACTTGGTTTCCTTTCCATCGTTTGAAATAATGGTAACGTCTTTTGATGTTACTAGATAAATGGAGTTTGTCAAATCGACATCCTCTACATTTTCTGTCGCTAACTGCGACGCGTCCCCTTTGTCACTATTGTACTTGGATCCAGCATCTTGTACTGAAAAAGCTTTTGGGTCATTTTGGTACTCGCTAACACCAAGAATGACTGTTATAATGAGGACGAATTTGATGATTTGCATGATTGATTTCTTCAAGTCATCATCTCCTTTCTTCATTAGAACATTGTTACATACGTATTGTGCTCTAATAACAATAAAAATACAGATACAGTGAATGACACTGTATCTGTATAATATATACTTATAAGTTGAATACGTATTTGTAGGCTTGAGCTAAGTAATCTCTAAGCTTATCAGAGTTGCTAACAATATAGAGTTTTCTATCCCAGCGATTCTTAAATAGGTAATCTGAGAACAAGAATGTTTGATCTACCTTCTGAATATGGAATAGTGTAGAACGTACTAGCTGAATGAGTTCCTTATATTGAGGAAGGTTTAAATCTTCATTACGGTCAGCTAGCTTACTGGTGATGATACACATACCTAATGTAACAGCATCTTTAAGCATCGCAATATTATCATTCTCTATACCAACCTTAACATAGTCGCGTAGATAGAGTGTTGGATTATCGAAATACATACAAGGATTGAATTGGATACCTAGATGGGCAGATGACATCTTAATCCCTTGAAGGAATTCATCGAGTTGTTGTACCATAGAAGGTAAGTATCCTGTAAAGTCAGTGTCAGATACAATCGTAGATTTCTTAATATCTGGATTGATATTTTGAACACTGATTAACTTATCATATCGAATATGTCTAGTGATTTGGTCAAGTAGAATGTTTCTATCACGATCACTCTCGGGATTTAATCCACATACTTCTCGATATTCATCAGTAATTTTAACACTACCTTCAAATACAGAGATAAGTGGATACTTAACGATGAATATAGCTTGAGACGCTAAGTCTACATAACACCGAGCGTAATAACATAGGCCATTACGAGAGTTATATAACCAGAATTGATTTTCTAAGTCACAAGTATCACGTTCGATATAGTATTCAATATCGGATGGTTCACTATCCATCAATAATAGATGGGCGGCTAATACCGCATTAGCTGGTCGGTCAGTATTAATAGCTTTATAAGTATATTCATATATAGCATATGGTAAACCAACTGGAACCGCTAGATGTTGAATGAACCCAATTAGAGATTCTGGGAATCCTTTTGTTTGTAATGAGGGAGCTACATTTTCGATATAGTTTTTAATGTCATCTGTCATAGCAGAACCTAATAGAATGGATATGGTTTTATATTCCATATAGTCGGCTGGTTGACGTAATGCATTAATAACCATTTGTGCCACTTCACCATCACCCATATTACGTTCAAGAAGGTTGTTAATAATATCAGCCATACCACCATTGTATAATAAAGCTATGATTTTATCAGCTCGTTCTCTAGCAGACATACCAGGTGTACTGGATACCATTTTGATATAGGCTTGGTATTCTGTTGGATAATCATAATAACCTTCATAGGATACCATAAATGGAGTTGCTTCTAATTGAAGAGATGCTTTGTTTAATGATTCCCTTAGAATTGGATAGATTGTTGGGAATACAGATTCATCAACAGAGTCTAACCGTTGAGAGAAATCCAAGGTATCTCTCATCAAGTACTCTTTAGCTACATCATCAATCGCTAAGGAATGTTTATCTTCATCATCAATAACAGTTTGAATATTCCCATTAGCAATTAGGGTTTGTAGTTTACGAGTATCATCTAACGAATTGAATTCTTCAGTAGGAAGTTTCTTGGATAATACTTGTGTACCACCATTAGTAGCCCCAACGATTGGTTCTAATGTACCTACATTAGAAGCTTCCATGACTTGAATAGAACCTTTTTTAGTTCCATATTTACGAACGTCAAAGTACCGCATTAACTTACCTTTGAATTGAATGGATTCCGCTAATCCTAATTCATGTAAGCGACGTCCAATATTGTTAGCTAGAGTATTTTTATACTCTTCTTCACATAAATCGAAGAAGCGAATACAACCTTCTACTTCTTCTTGTGTATACATAGGGAATCTACGTTGATCTGGTAAACCAAAGTATTCGTTTGGGTACCGATAGATATCAGTAATATCAGTTATCATATGTATAATCTCCTTATCTATAGTACAGTTTTATTTTTTGCTGTCACAAGTAATTAATGAATGTTATATATTTGTGAACCTCATAGTATAACATTTATAGATTTTTTGTAATAGGAGGTGAGGTACTAAGATGAGTAGACGACACCAAGCGAGTAAACGATTCAGAGAAAAGCGTAAACCGATGAAATCTCAATCCAATAACTCGCGAATGAATAAGGATTGTGTGTCCTCTATATTAGACTCTCAACAAGAGAAACGAAAAGCCGCTACCCCATCTCATGTGCAACCGGGTGATGTATTTATTATGCGAGATAATGGGTATGATGCTGAGAATAAACACAAGGAGATTCCAGATACCCAAGTCATTCGTTATGATAGACCAGTTGTGGTTATGGCAACTAGTAAAAATACAGTGAATGTATTACCATTGTCGACGAAAATTCGACCATTCGATACACTATACCCAGTTGTTATTGAACAGGGATTAGAATCGCAAGTTATTATCTCACAAGCACTGACTGTGGACTTTGATAACTTAGCTGATTTTATCGGAACACTTAGACCGGATGTGTTCCATGATATGCGTGAAGCATTAAGTAAGTATGTATTACATGGAGCTTCTCATGTGAAGCGGACTGTACAACGATACGAGATGGATATGATACGGTATGAACCATTTGGTATCTATGTACATCAACTCACAAACGAGAGATTCATGATGTTAAAAACGAAAAAGAAAACGTTTATTAAGGTTCCCGTTGAGATATTAAAAGAGAGTGATATCTTAGCAACGGATATCAAAATATTTTGTGGATATGTGCGATTACATAAGGTGCAGTTGGTATTACCAGATGAACTATGCGATGACCATAATCTATTATACATTGGAGAAGAATATCGAAAATCGATTCGCAAAAAAATTGTGGATATGATTAGTGGGTGCTTTGGTATTAAAATCAGAAATTCTATGTTAAAACCTGATTCTATCGATATTAAAGAAACGATGGCGATTGCTAAAGTCATATCTTCTTCCGACTACATCAATGGTATTAAAGTCATTGACGATATATGCAGAAATCATGTTAAGATATACTTGGATGATCCACAAACATTTGTAAAGAAAGCATTTAAGAAATTAACAACATTCACTTCACCAACGCAATTGATTGATGTAATAAACGAGAGATTATTACTCATGAGTGATATGCTAGTCTGTGATACTCGCGTATTACGTATTGGTGAACAGAATTTTGCTGATATACTAGAGAGAAGACTTAGTAAACATAATAAAGGTTTTATTTGTAATAACAAAGGCATTGTAACAAAATACAATAATACTGATCGCAAATACTATCTTAAAAACGTACGATGGATTTATAAATACCATCAACGAAATAACAAAAAATAAGTAGAAGAGTATACGGATTGAACCGTATACTCTTCTTTTTGTCATTATCGAGGATCGTAAACTCCTTTGATACCAGCTTTACGATACCAGTTAGCTTTACCACGGATAACATCGCCACCACGACGATACCCTTTTTTACCATATGGGTCATATACAGGAGACTCAGGTGTTCCTAAGAATTCCAAGTCCCAACGTTCTACAGTAGATTTAGGACCATATGGTTCATGGCACCAAACGCCATCTTCATTATCCCCAGCTTCACCGTGTGTCATAACACGAGCTTTGTCGATGGTTAAATCGAATGCATTGGCTAATACACATACGACTTGGGACATAGTTTCAATTTGAGCCGCAGTTGGTGGTTCACTACCTAACCCATTAGGAGTTGCATCAAAGCAACCTAATAATGTAATAGCAATAGAACCTGTATTGCGATGCCAAGTGCCATATAGGATATCATCTAAATTGACACCAGCAGGCATATAGATGTCACCGGCCTTATCAATTTGGATATGATAATCATCCCAGAATTGACCATAACGACCAGCTGTCCAATGGAGATATAATTTAACATCACGACCTACGGAACGAGCTTGGTTCCAAAGGGACCAATAGACAGCCGTAGCTTTTTTCTTAAGATCAGACAACGTCACCTTTACCATGGCGGAACGAGGTAAGACTTCAGACATATATTACATCCTCCTTATGAGATACTATATAAACATTGTGATTACCACATTGTCCATAAATCGATTTTAAAAAAGGATAGAGGAAAGTCACGTAGCCGTTTGGGTTATGGAGCTACGTGACTTTCCAGCTATTGAAAAGGTTAAACTAAATAAATGACGAGTTTATTCAGCTACTAGTATGTTGATACCAAGTAATATTTTATATTATTCTGGTTTAATTTTGATCTTATTTCTACGTTCCTCTGGAGAAAGATCATCTGAACGAAGTTTATTGATCAATGCCAAGAAATCCCCATATTTCTTATTCACAACTTTAATATAGTTGTTATCTCGTTGCTTCAATAATGCATCATCTTTATACTTTTCTTTAACTTTATCTACAGCTTGGATTTTATAATGCATATTTGGATTATCCCCACCATCTTTGATTTCGACTTCTAAGCGAAGATCGGGGATATAAAAATCAGGGATATAAAAATGATCTTCCCCGTTATATTGGTATCGATATACGTTTGGTGATGGAGCTATAATATCAGCGGATTCAAAATTGAATACGGTATCGCAGTTCAATAGGAAGTCTTTCTCATAGGAACCAACATAGGTAGTTGGTTCGCCACCATTTTCCCATTGATACTTACCAGAAATCTTTCTAGCAGCTAACATTTTCTTTTGATGTTCTGGGTCGTTAGCTAAATTATACTTATTGTAGACTCGCATCATACGTTCTTTAAAGATTTCTCTGTTCTTTTGAGCACATTCTTTTCTACCACAGAGTCTAGCATATTTGTGTGTTTTTGGATTCCAAGGGGTTCTTCGTTTACATATGACACAGACTGTATGTTTGTCGTGTGTTAAGTCATAGTAATATTGATCAGAAGGGATTCCTTCAGGAATCATATCAGAATGAGCACGTTCAATATGATCATATACCGCATCTTTACTAACGTAATTCTTATGACAAATTGGGCATTTACATTTTCTAATGGTATTGAGTTTCAAGGTGTCACCTACTTTACATAATTCTAGTTATATTACTAATCAGTCGTATAATAAGTGGATAGTATGTACGAATACACACTATCCACGAGTTGATATAGGAGACTATTAGTTATATGTATATTCTTAATGGATAGTTTTTGTCGTTAACAATTACTATAGCCTTGACAAGTAAGTAGGAAGGATTGAGTTTTTTTGTTCCACTCCGAATAACAATCATTACATACAAAAACACATTCATACTAGTAACAATCCTTCCTACTTAATTTTATTTTGATGTATATATTATAATAGCGATACATCAGATTATATACATAAGGAGGACAATATGATGGAACTAAAACCAGAAGTCCACATCATCACATTAGATGAAGCCACCTTATATAATACAATAGCATCATATAAAGAATCCCATGAACTACTACATTTATTCACAGATGAAAATGTACGTATAGTTCATGGGATTACACTGCATAAATATGATGGTATGTTATATCATGTGGCTCATGAAGACGTGACTAACCAATCACGATATCGTCTAATTGGTCCCATCGATCAACCAGACGAATCAATTATTTTTAAATTTTCTCAAATTATACTGGAGTATAATGAAGAAGAGTATGTCATTAGAGATGATTTCAAAGTAACTTCTATCTTTTATAAGAACGGTAAACGTAATGAAATCATTCACACCAATCCACAACGATATCGAATTCGTGATGATTATGTGGTAGCCTATAATCGCTGCCATGGTTATTATTACAAAGATCTATGTGTGTGGAAAGACGGTAATTTCGTCGGATTAGATGTTGGTAGACTCTTGAAGTTTACGAATATCATTCGCATTGAAGATGTGATAGCTATTGGGACAACGGATAGTATTCGAATGAATGAACACTATAAGGATCCAACAAACGTATTGAGTGAATTGGTATCTACTCAAGCGTTTTATGTAAAAAATAAGCTAGGATACATTGAATTTAAGCTTAGGTATGAGAATGTGAAAATAGAAGATATTCTATTCACCATTGATGATACCGCCACAAATTCAATCATTGGTACGACACCTAATCGAGTATTATTACAAACCTTCAATATCGATTACTCTATGGTAGATATTGCAGTACATGAACTGATGAACAATCGAGAGATACGTATCTACCCAGGTAATCTTCATTATAGTAATGATGAAGTTACCTTTACAATTAAATCAGAAAGTGATAGTTTTGGTTATATATTGATACTGGAAACGGTCGATATAGACTGTGTTCGCATATCTATATATAAACGAGGTGAAGGTCGTATCTATACAACCACAACTCGAAACCATAACTACAAGGATGAATTAGTACAACTACTCAACGTATAATAAAAAATTACTAGAAAACAACTCCTTAATGGAGTTATGACCATTATCTATACTATATATAAAACAGTATAGTAATATTTTAACGTAAATAACGTTGTACAACACATTTTTCCTTTAAAGGAGGACTTACAATGTCTGATGTAAAAGAATTATCTTTAGAAGAACTATTGGCATTAGAAGCTGATCTAGTTTCCGATGAAGATGTTGAAGCTACATTGGAAGCTGACGCTGCTGAAGATGGCACTGAAGTAGAAGATGCTCCTGAAGTTGAAACAGAAGATGTAAACCCAGAAGATATCCCATCTGATGATGAAGATGCTGAAGATGACGATGAAGAAGAAGACGACGATGATGACGATGATGAAGTCGAAGAATCTACTTTCGCCGCTCTTTTCTTGAATGAGTTTGCAACTCCAGATGAAATCCAAGCTATGGCTGAATCCTATGATGAAATGGCTGCATTGTCTGAAAACATGGGTGTGGCTATGGAAAAAGTAATTGTGAAAATGGATAAAAAATCCCGTTTGACACACTTACAAAAAGCAGCAGTTTTCAAATTAGCTAATGCTGCTAACGATCCTAAGTATCGCAAATTGTTGACTTTGTGGAAACAAGAACGTCAAATCGAAGCATACTTGAGTAAAAAATATGCTTCTAAAGCATCTAAGATCGCTAAAGCTAAAATCAAAAACTATACTGCAACTGGTCTTAAGAAAGTTGCTGGTGACCCTAAAAAAGAAGTTGGCAAAGGTAAAATTGCTGACAAAGTGGCTGCTCGTGCAGTTGAACAAACTAAAAAATCCTTCTCTAATAAATAATAGAAGGTCTCAAGATGGTATACCGTTTGGTATACCATCTTCTTTTATCCCGTTAGTAGTCTATAATAGTCGTATGAACGATGTATTATAGGGTATTATATATTTTATTTCATTTTTCATGAAAAGGAGAACAATATCATGGAATTTTTAACAACACTTGACCCTATTCGCGTACTTAGTTATGTAGCCATCCTTGGCGTAATCGTTGTCATTGGATTTGATATTTATGGTCGAATCCAAGCAAACAAAAAACGTAAAGAACGCGAACTTAGACGTGCCGAATTACGAGAAGAACGACTAGCAGAACGTCGTCGGCAAGAAATTCGTGACCAACATGAATGGGAAGAACGTATTCAAGAAAATCGTCGTAAAACATTGGATACAGCCCGATTGTCACGATACAGTATGATTAATCGACGTCGATAGGAGGAGATATATGGATATAATCGATCTCTTTACTACTAAAAAACGTCGAATCATTCAAGTCAAAGAACTTGAAAAAATGATTGATACATATGGGTTAGAAACGGCATATTCGATGATGACCAATCGACAACGTAAAGCTATACGCTTACATATTACAAGCCAATGGTTCTTTACCGATATTATGCACCCAGAAAACCCAGCGTTACCTGAATTTAAAAATAGCAGTTATTTTGCCGATCCATCATCTATGGAACCTATGTTTACACAGTATCTGTATGAGCGATATGGATTAACGAACGATAATACAGTTTTTATTCAGGAAACATTTTTGGAATTCATTCCAAAATACATTGATATATTATACACCAGCTATCTAGGAGATTTATTACTATACTAGAGAGGGTGTTGATATGGATGTACAGCAAGGACGAAGTCGTAGACGGATAGGACGATTTGGAGAGTTTATCTTCGAATTTGTTATCTTACCGAATAGCGACAAATTTACTTCGAAACCAGGTCCTTCCATAGAAGGGCTTAGCCATGCTCGTATCATGGAATCGAACTCAACACATGTTGGATTTGTTACTATGACGCTTATATCAAATCGAGGATTTGATAAGTATGGACGAGTGACTATACCGAATCGACTCATTCATCGGTTTATGAAAGTATTCAAAGTGATGGAAAAAGCATTTGATCGTGATGATATATTCTTTACCGATGATGAAGGTAAGTTAGCAATTGATACTACTGTAGCGAATCAATTAGCAATCACAATCCCTTTAGTCGATTCCAAACAATTAAAAATTAAGCATGAACTCATCTATGCCGATGATAGTGATAAACCCTATGAGGGTGTAATTATTTATCTAAATCGTCATGCTACCTATGGGTATATGACATATGATGAGTTATGTGCTTGTATTTATAATATGGATAAGGTTGATTACTTTGTATATACTGAATTGATGGTAATGGAACAACTAGAACGAGCATTATTACGCGAACGATCCAATGAATCCATTGGTCAAATGATGGACTTAGGTGCTAGGATAGATAAAATACAGGCAATCAACAAATCAGGTGAAAATAAGGAGTAATATAATGGCAGAAAAAGATACAATCAATCTCACGAAAGAGAAAATGTATATAAGTATCAATGATACATTATATACAGTACTTCCCTATATAGAGGGTGAACGGTTAGAAAAGGGTGTAGCGTATATCTATAAAGATAAGGTCTATATCTACGATGGTAAAATGAACAAGCATAAATACATCGAAGCAGGTCATGCTTATAAGGATGATGATGGTAAAGTTCATTTCGTTAAACCTGAAGGTGTAGAGCATGATGTAGATAATGTCGTGATGGTTAATAAGCAAGCCATGAATGAAATGGATGATACTGACCTTAAAACATTTGACCCTCGGTTAGCTGAGTTGAATGAAAGCAATATCTTTGCTCCAACTATCAACCCAGAAGATGATATTCTAAAACGGGCTATTAAGACCGTATTAGGGGAAATGAAAATCGATCTTCGTTTATACAAAGATCGATTCCGTAATGAATATGACATCACTAATATGAAGTCAGCTATCAATAAACCATCCAATATGACCATTAAGTATTTGGTCAAATGGTGTGAAATATTGAACCTAGATTTATCGGTGAATGTTAAGTTCAAAGATGCTAATGGGGAAGACGCTGAAATTAGTGTAAACCTCAAATAATCAAATATATATTATCATGGTAATAATAGACGTATAGCATATTCGCTATACGTCTTATCGTTTTCAATTAAGGAGGAAATGAAAATGAAAAAGTTATTTGTTAAAGCAGCTGCTGTTGCAGCAATGTTAGTATCTATGAGTGGTATTGGATTTGCACACAATACAGCTGCATATGACCATGCAGTTCGAGGTCAGTATTTCGATCCTAATGCTATGGTAACAATGATTAGTAAAACTGAATATTTACCACGGTATCAGATTACTAACTACTACTACACCTATGCAGATGGTACGGTATGTCTAGTGCAAGTCGATCGTGCAGGTATCGTACACAATATCGTTGTTGATTAGGAGGTAATTGAAATGAAAAAGTTGATTGTTAAAGCCGCTGTTGTT